AATGCTGCTCAAACAGCCGCGGAAACATTTGCAACTAATGCTGCTACAACTGCGGTTGCAAGCGTAATTGATACTGCACCAGATTCATTAAACACTCTTAATGAATTGGCTGCCGCGTTAGGTGACGATGCAAACTTTGCTTCAACTGTTACTGCTGCTCTTGCTGGTAAGGCAGACTCGACTACAGTTTCATCTGTAAGTACAGTCGCTAATACTGCGTTACAACCAGCGGATGCTTCTGGATTATCGGTAGATGATGCTGATAAATTAGATGGAAACCACGGTACACACTATCGTATCAACATTTATGATGCAAACGGTACATTAGTTAACTAATAAACTTGTATAAATATAACAGGGTGTCATTTGATGGCACCCTTGTTATAACATAGGAATAAGTTATGGTGCCGAATAATAAAGACGAGTTGATGGATTACTGCTTGAGGTCTTTAGGACATCCAGTAGTAGAAGTAAATATTGACGATGATCAACTGGACGATAGAGTTGATGAAGCTTTACAATGGTTTCGTGAACATCACCCAGACGGATCGAAGAGACAATATTTATCACATCAATTAACACAGGATGACATCGACAACGGATACATCGATTTTGGTGTAGATGTTATGTCGGTTGTCAGAATGTTGCCTGTTAATACTGTTCAGGGACAGACCAATTTCTTTGACATCAAATATCAAATGATGTTGAACGACATTACAGATTTAAATAATTATGCCGGCGATATGGCATATTATGAACAAATGCAACAACATCTATCAATGTTAGATATGAAACTTTCTGGTCATCCAGAAATAACATTTGATAGACAAAATAATAGAGTAAATTTCTTCTTAGGAAAATCCAAAGTTCCAGTAGGTCAATATGTAGTCTTTGAGATTTATGGAGTTCGAACTCCAAACTCAACATACGAGTACAACTCACTTTGGAATCATCCATTCGTAAAATCTTACACAACGGCTCTTGTCAAGAAACAATGGGGTACTAACCTCACTAAGTTTGATGGAATGACTTTGCCTGGCGGTGTTACTGTAAACGCTCGACAAATATACGAAGATTCGTTACAGGACATTGAAAAGATTATGGAAAAGTTTAGAGAAGAGGAAGACGAAGGCCCGATCTTCTTTGTAGGTTGATATGGCCACTAATCGTTATATAAGTCAATCCGTAAGAAATGAACAGAATCTTTACGAAGATTTGATCATTGAGTCCATACAATTTTATGGACAAGATGTATATTATCTCCCCAGAGAAATAATAAACAAAGATAAAATCTTCCTTGATGACGTTCCATCACGTTTTTCCGAATCATACAAAGTTGAAATGTATATCGAAAACACCGAAGGTTTCGAAGGTGAAGGTGATCTATTCACTAAATTTGGTATCGAATTAAGAGACCAAGCAACATTTGTCGTAGCCAGAAAAAGATGGCAAGGTTTAATCGGTGACTTTTTAGAATCTCAAAAGTTTAGACCTAGAGAGGGGGATTTAATATTTCTTCCCGTTTCTGAATCTATTTTCCAAATAATGAAAGTCGAAACAGAATCGCCTTTCTATCAATTAAGTCAACTACCTACCTTCAGGTTACAGTGTGAGTTGTTCGAATATAATGACGAAGATTTTGATACTGGAATAGAAGGAATAGACATCGTAGAACAAGAATCAGCGTTTAAATACGAACTGACAATGTCTGAGTATTCTTCTACGACAGCTGAATTAACATCTGTTATTGATAGTGATGGTAAAGTCACAGATCTAAATATTGATAACGGCGGAGGGTTTTATACATCTCTACCAACCGCAACATTTTCATCTCCAGAAGATTCCAGTGGAACTACTGCGGAGGTTACATTAGAAATAGAGAATGGTGTGGTCACTGGTGGTATAATAGATAATCAGGGAAGCTTATACACAAGTCCACCAACGGTTACTGTAACCGCTCCAATATCTGGTGGAAGTTTCTTAGACAATCAGACCGTGACACAAGTTAACACAGACTACACCATTAAAGGAGAAGTTAGTACTTGGAATAGTGAAACCAAAATTCTATCAATCGCACACACAGGCGCGACAGATGGTAAATTTCATTTATGGTCAACTGACGCTCCAGTAACAAGTGAAACTGCAAGTTGGATACCATCATCAATAGTGGAAATACAAGACATACAGGCTGATGCACAGAATGAAGTCTTTGACGATTTTGAAGCAGACTTTTTAGACTTTAGTGAGTCCAATCCATTTGGAGATCCGTTATAATGTTTGGAAATCATTTTTACAATAAGAGAGTGAGAACTACTGTATCTATCTTTGGTTCTTTGTTTAATAATATTCATGTTATTAGAACGAACGCATCTAATGAAGTTATTTCACAGGTTAAAGTTCCATTGTCATATGCACCTAAAAGAAACTTTTTAGAAAGACTGTCCGCAATGGCTGACGGTGAACAAGCTGAAAGAAGAGTAGCGATGAAACTTCCTCGAATGTCATTCGAGATTGTAGATATGTCTTATGATCCTATAAGACAGTTACCAAAAGTAAATGCATATAGAGAGACATTGGCTGCGGACAACACCAAAGGAAGAAAAGTATATACTGGAGTTCCTTATAATATTCAGTTTCAATTAAACATTTATGCAAAATCCCAAGATGATGCTTTGCAGATTGTTGAACAGATCATTCCTTACTTTGCGCCACAATATAATTTGACGGTAAAACCGTTTGTCGATTATCCAGACGTAAAGGAAGACGTTCCAGTCGTTTTACAGGGAGTTACCTTTTCCGATGATTTTGAAGGTGGATTCGAACAAAGAAGAACTATTGTTTATACTTTAGATTTTCAGATGAAAATTAATTTTTATGGGCCTGACAGAGATCGAGCGATTATTAGAGAGGTCAACTCACCTTTAAATATACTTGCTGCGAATGAAAATCAATTTGTTGAAACTATAAATATTACTCCCGATCCTATTGAAATAAGTCCTGATAGTGATTATGGATTTAACGTGAAATACTTAGACAGTGATGGTAATGAGTTCTAATAAAGAAAAAAACATTGATAATGATTATGAACATTCTAGAGAAACATATTACGACCTTATAGAAAAGGGTAGAAAGTCTTTAGAATTGATGATTGAGGTTGCTCGTGAAAGTGAACATCCTAGAGCGTTTGAAGTTTTGTCTGGTATGATAAAAAATATATCTGACGTGAACGATAAACTTATGGACTTAAACAAAAAACATAAGGAAATCAATAAACCAGACGACACTAAGGCTCTTCCTAACGGAACGACAAATAATAATGTTTTTATAGGTTCAACTACTGATCTCCAAAGAATGTTGAATAAAATAGAAGATGATAAAAACGTGATAGAAATAAATGATGCAATCGACAGTACTGGATCAAAGTAAATTTAGTGTTGCTTCTCACTATCTAGGCAATCCAAATGTAAAACGTGACGGTGTAGAAGAGGAGTGGACACAAAAGAAACTTCTCGAATACAAAAAATGCATGGACGATCCAGCGTACTTTGCACGTGTCTATGTTAAAATCATATCCTTAGATAAAGGTCTCATACCTTTTGAACTTTACGATTATCAAGAAAAAATGTTCGATCATTTCAATGATAATCGATTCTCCATCGTTTTAGCCTGCCGACAATCTGGAAAATCTATAAGTTCTGTAGCATATCTGTTATGGTATGCATTGTTTCATCCAGAAAAAACTATTGCTGTTCTCGCGAACAAAGGTGCAACTGCGAGAGAGATGTTAGCACGTGTCACTTTAATGTTGGAAAATCTTCCTTTCTTTTTACAGCCTGGATGTAAAGCATTAAATAAAGGATCAATAGAATTCAGCAACAATTCTCGTATTGTGGCTTCTGCAACTTCAGGTTCTTCTATTCGTGGTATGTCTGTAAACCTTCTTTTCCTAGACGAGTTTGCGTTTGTTGAAAACGATGCGGAGTTTTATACATCGACTTATCCAGTTATTTCTTCTGGTAGAAATACTAAAGTTATTATCTGTTCTACCGCAAACGGTATCGGTAATGTGTTTGAAAAAATATGGACAGGCGCTCAACAAGGAACTAATGAATATAAATCATTCGAAGTAAATTGGTGGGATGTACCTAATCGAGATGAAAAATGGAAAGAAGAGACGATAGCAAACACCTCGAAAATGCAATTTGATCAAGAGTTCGGAAACACCTTTTTTGGTACAGGCAATACACTTATCAATGGGGATACGCTGTTAAAGCTCAGGGCAAAACCATATCGAAGGGCCTTAGAACAAGGCGATTTGTTAATTTATAAAGATCCTATAAAGGATCATCAATACATCACTTTAGTGGATGTAGCTCGTGGAAGAGGTCAGGATTTCAGTACGTTTAACGTAATCGACATTACTGTCCAACCCTTTAAACAGGTTGCGGTCTATCGCAATAATAGTATTTCTCCGATCCTATTTCCAAATATTATTTATAAATATTCAACTCTCTACAATAACGCATACACGGTTGTGGAGTCTAATGATCAAGGTCAGATGGTTTGTTACGGATTGCATTATGAATTAGAATATGAAAACTTGCATGTAGAGTCCGCTATCAAGGCAAACGCTCTCGGATTGGAAATGACACGCAAGGTGAAACGTCTTGGTTGTTCTGCCCTAAAAGATTTATTAGAAAATCATAAACTTGAGGTTTGTGACGAACAGACTATATTAGAAATTTCCACATTTACCGCAAGGGGTAATTCATACGAAGCGTCAAGTGGCAATCATGATGACTTGATGATGAACTTAGTTTTGTTTGGGTATTTTGTCTCTACTCAGTTCTTTTCTGACATGACAGATATTGATCTAAAAAGAATGATGTTTGAAGAAAAAATGGCTGCAATAGAAGAAGACGTTCCTCCCTTTGGTATGATTGATGATGGCACTGATTACATGAATGAGATAGAAAGTAGAGAAACTGATGGATGGCATCATATGGATAACATTGGTGATTTTAATGAAGATTGGTCGTAAAGAACTAAAAAATTATAAATAGAACTATTGAGAAAGAATTCCGTATTATGAATAACTTATTATACCTTAACATAAAAGGACACTATTATGACTCTTAAATTTTCTGAGTCTCCAGCGGTTTCTATTCGTGAGATAGACCTAACAGGCGTAGTGCCTGCGGTCACATCTACAACTGGTGCTATCGTGGGTGACTTTAATTGGGGCCCAGACACGCCAGTTCTAATCGGAAACGAATCGGAATTAGCTACAGTTTTTGGTAATCCCACAAGTGGAGGTGTTGGTTCTGAATCATTTTTAGCAGCAGCACACTTCTTAAAATACTCTTCTAGTTTATATGTTGTAAACACAGCTGAAGGTGGTAAGTCTTCGGATGCACAGTTTATAGCCAAATACAAAGGCGCTCTTGGAGACTCAATACAGGTATGTGTTGGAGATTCGAGCGATGATAGTTCGGTTTCGAGTTATTTTGATGCATCACCTGAAGGCGATGAAATGCATGTTGCCGTCAAAGTTAGCGGTGAAGTTGTAGAAACTTTTGATTTCGTCTCTTCTCAGCCTGGAGCAAAAACATCTAATGGAACTAATAACTACGTTGTCGATGTAATTAACTCTAGATCATCATGGATAACTTTATCAGACGTTCCATCAGCAGGTACTTTCGATTTATCTGGAGGTTCAAACTCATCTAGTACTAAAGCTCATGTTTTATCTTGTTTTGATAAACTTGCAAATAAAGATGACTTTCAGATTGATTTTTTAATATCTCCCGAAATACATGTGGCGACAGTAGATGTTGCCAATAAAATGATTTCAATAGCAGAACAAAGAAAAGATTGTGTTGCTGTGGTTTCAATTCCTACAACGGGAAGCATTACTACCGATTACGCTACTCTGACAGCGAGTAGTTATGCATTTGTCGTACAGGCTGGTTTAAAAGTTTATGACAAATACAATGATAAGTATGTGACGATTTCAGCTTCTGCGTCTACAGCAGGAATTATGGCATCTTCTGATTCAGTAAGCGCGCCGTGGTTTTCACCAGCTGGATCTCGTAGAGGTATGTACTTAGGTGTCACTGAGTTATCAGACAATCCAAGTAAAACTGAAAGAGATACAATGTATAAGAGTGGAGTCAATCCAATAATTAGTGTGCCTGGTCAAGGTATAATGTTATTCGGTGATAAAACCTATCTAAAACGCCCATCAGCATTTGACAGGATAAACGTAAGACGTTTATTCTTAGTAATCGAAAGGGCAATCAGTCAAGCGGGCGAAAACGTCATGTTTGAATTTAACGATGAATTTACTCGAGCAGAGTTCGTGAATATAGTCGAACCCTTCCTACGAGAAGTTCAAGGAAGACGCGGAATCAGTGACTTTAGGGTTGTTTGTGATGAAACAAATAACACACCAGAAGTTGTAGACCGCAATGAATTTGTAGCTTCTGTCTTCATCAAACCAGCACGATCTATCAACTACGTAACATTAAACTTCGTAGCAGTTAGAACTGGTGTCGAGTTTGAAGAAGTAGTTGGTACGGTATAAGGGGAATAGACATGTCATTAAGAGTAGATGATTTTAAAGCAAAACTAAAAGGTGGCGGAGCACGACCTAATTTATTTCGTGCAACTGTTAATTTCCCAGCATATGCGGGCGGAGATGTAGAATTAACTTCGTTTATGTGTAAAGCTGCACAATTACCAGCGTCTGTAATGAATGTTATCGAAGTTCCATTTCGAGGAAGACAATTAAAAATTGCTGGAGATCGTACCTTTGAGGTATGGAGTCCAACAATCATTAACGACACAGGTTTCGAAGTGCGTAATGCATTGGAGAAGTGGATGAACGGAATTAACGGTCATAGTGCAAATACAGGTATAACTAATCCAGTCGGATATCAGGCAGATCTGCTTGTAGAACAATTGGATAAAGACGGATCAGTCCTAAAAACTTATAACTTCAGAGGATGTTTCCCTACAAATCTAAGTGCAATTGAACTAAGTTATGATACAGTAGATACTCTCGAAGAGTTCACTGCTGAGTTTCAGGTTCAGTATTGGGAAGCGAATACTACTAGTTAATATTAGTATAAGTATGTGGTACGGAGAGGAAATATCCTCTCCGAACTATGTTATAAGGTAAAAAGGATATGGCAGAACAAGATAATAGTATTCTAAAATTATTCGGATTCGAGTTAAAAAGATCTGGCTCGAAACCAAAAGAACTGGAAAACAAAAAACTTCCGTCTATAGTTCCTAAAGTTGACGAAGATGGTGCTGGATATGTAACAGCGTCAGGGTCGCACTTTGGCCAATACGTTGACATAAACGGAACTTCTGCAAAAGATAATCACCAACTAATTAAAAAATATCGCGGAATCGCAGAACACCCCGAAGTGGACGCGGCCATCGAAGATATTATTAACGAATCTATTGTCGCTTCTGAATTAGAATCTTCGGTAAAATTGGATTTAGACAAGGTAGAAACAAGCGACAAAATAAAAAAAGTTCTTAACGAAGAGTTTGAAAATGTTTGTTCGATGTTAAACTTCGAAGAACATGGACATGACTTGTTTAGAAGTTGGTATGTTGATGGAAGAATATATCACCATTTATTGGTTAATGAAAGTAATCTAAAGGCTGGTATTCAAGAAATACGTCCAATAGATTCAACAAAGGTGAGAAAGGTAAAAGAAGTCGAATACAAAAAAGACCCCACGACTGGTGCGAAAATTGTAGATAAGACTAAAGAATTTTATATATTTCAGGAAAAGGCAGGTTCTAATACTGGTGTTAAAATATCACCAGATTCAATTTCATATGTCACATCTGGTCTTTTAGATCCAGAAAAGAAACGTGTCGTCTCACATTTACATAAAGTCATAAAGCCTGTCAATCAACTGAGAATGATGGAAGACTCCCTTGTGATTTACAGACTTGCACGTGCGCCTGAAAGAAGAATATTTTATATTGATGTGGGTAATTTGCCGAAAGGTAAAGCGGAATCACACATGAAAGATATCATGACTCGTTATCGAAACAAGTTAGTATACGATGCGAGTACTGGTGAAATGAAAGACGATAGAAAACATATGTCAATGTTGGAAGATTTTTGGTTACCTAGACGAGAAGGTGGTCGAGGAACCGAAATAAGTACCCTTCCAGGCGGTGAAAATTTGGGTCAGATAGATGATATAATTTATTTTCAGAAGAAAGTGTATCGTTCATTAAATGTCCCAATGAATCGTTTAGAACAGGAAGCGCAATTTAGTTTAGGAAGAGCTACAGAAATAAACCGAGATGAGGTTAAGTTTCAGAAATTTGTAGACAGATTAAGAAAGAAATTTTCTTATTTATTCATAGGTATTCTTAAGAAACAATGTTTGTTGAAAGGAATCTGTACAGAGCTAGATTGGGATCAGTGGAAAAATGATATTAATATAGACTTTTTGCGTGATAATCATTTTGCGGAATTAAAAGAATCTGAAATATTGAGAGAAAGATTACAAACTATGGATCAAGTTTCTCAGTATGTTGGGGAATATTTCTCACGTGAGTGGGTGATGAAGAATGTCATGCGATTTGGTGATGATGATATTGAAGAGATGGCAAAACAAGTCGAAGCTGAAAATGAAAAAGGCGATGACGAAACAGAAGATGACCTTGAGGTATAATATGGTAGACGAAAGAGAAGTAACAGTAAATGATTTAGTTGATGCTATTAGTCAAAAAGAATTTAATAGAGCGGAAACTATTTTTAATTCAGTCCTTGGTAACAAAATGGACACAGCCTTAGACGCTGAAAAAATCGCGGTGGCTGCTGACGTTTTCGATCCTCCTTCAGAGGAAGAGGAAGTAGATATGGAATCTGAATTAGAATCTGCAATGGAAGATGACGTAGAAGAAACAGAAGAAACTTCAGATGAAGTTGAGGCTGTCGATGAAGTGGCTGAAGAAGAAGTTGCATAAAAAAAGTGCATCTTAAGAACCTAATTTGTATAAATACTATGTAAAGGTGCAAATGTGAAGTCTTTTAAAGAAATTAGAGAAAAAAAGAAAACCGTAAAAGGTGAAACAGTTTTCTCCAGTAAAGCTGGAGGAAGAATCTCTAAGGTTCAGGTATCGATATCAAAAGAACCCAAGGGGTTTGTTGTCTATATTGATGGAGACAAATTGGACACATTTAAGTCTCAGGGAGAGGCCATGAAAGCACTAAAAAGTACTGTAAAAGAATTAGGTGGTAAACTATAATGAAACTTATTACAGAATTTAATGAGAATAATGACGTAGAGTGCATTATCGAAGCCAAAGAGAACGGAGAGAAATCTTACGTAATCGAAGGAATTTTTGCACAAGCGGATAAAAAGAATAGAAACGGTAGAGTATACCCAAAGCCAATTATGGAATCGGCTGTGGGAAAATATGTTACTGAACAGGTTAGCAAAAAAAGAGCCGTGGGTGAGTTGAATCATCCAGAAGGCCCTACTGTTAACTTGGATAAAGTTTCGCACCTCATTACCAACCTTAAAATGGAAGGTAATAATGTGGTCGGAAAGGCACAAATACTGGATACCCCAATGGGAAAGATTGTGAAAGGTCTTCTATCGGGTGGTGTACGGTTGGGTGTCTCAACTCGTGGTATGGGAAGTCTTGAGACAAAAAATGGCGTAAATTACGTCAAAGAAGACTTTATTCTTAGTACGGTAGATATCGTACAAGACCCCAGCGCGCCTGATGCTTTTGTTAATGGTATAATGGAAGGCGTAGATTGGGTCTGGAATAATGGTATTCTTGAACCTCAAGTAATTGAAGATATGGAGACTGAAATCAAAGAATCGCCGGTCGCACTTCGTCCAGAAGTTCAGATTCGTGAGTTTAAGAATTTCCTCTCGTTAATCAAATCTAGACTATAGGAGTCAGTTATGACTGAAGAAAGTAAAGTCGAAGTTGAACTTCACGATGAAAAAATTAACGATATCGTGGAGGAAACTCTCGAAGAAAAAACGGAGCCTAAAGGTGGTTCTACAGATGTCAAAGCCCCTAGTGAGGATGATTCTGTAGCGTCAGTCGATAAGGCTGCGAAGGCGACATCGAAAACAAATTTGCCAAAGACAAAAGCTGGAATGATCAACGCCATGTATAAAAGCATGAGTAAGATGAAAAAAACCGATCTTCAAGCTGCATATGGAAAAGTAATGGAAGATATGGAAAATGAAGATCTAGTAATAGAGTCAGACACCACATCTGAAATTAATGCTTTGGTAGAAAGTGAAGCAACATTATCTGAAGAGTTCAAGCAAAAAACTGCTGTTATCTTTGAAGCTGCTGTAAAGTCTAAATTATCTGAAGAGGTAAGTAGACTAGAAGAGCAGTACAAAGAAGAACTATCAGAAGAAGTTGCTACGATAAAGGAAGATTTGGTTTCTTCTGTAGATTCATACTTGAACTACGTTGTAGAATCTTGGGTAGAAGATAATAAAATTGCGATACAGAACGGATTGCGTACTGAAATTGCTGAAAACTTCATGACCAAGTTAAGAGACGTATTTGTAGAGTCTTATGTCGAAGTACCAGAAAGTAAAGTCGATCTAGTTGACGATATGGCATCTCAAGTTGCTGAGTTAGAAGAGAAATTAAACTCTACTACAGGTGACGCGATTGCTTTAGCAGAAGAGTTAGAAACTTACAAGCGTGAGTCAATCATCTCAGAAGCATGTCGAGATCTAGCAGACACCCAAACAGAGAAGTTAAAAGGTCTTGTAGAAGGACTTGATTTTGAGAACGAAGAAGAGTTCACAAAGAAAGTTGCTACTGTTAAAGAATCTTACTTCTCAAAAGAAATTGTAGAGCAGACCAGTGAAGCGGAATCATTAATTGAAGAAGCTGACGAAGAAGTTGAAGTTTCTTCTGTAATGGAGCACTACTTAACTACTCTTAGAAAAACATCTAAAAAATAAGGAATGACTAAAATGCAATCTTTTGATACTTTAATCGAAAAGTGGTCTCCAGTACTAAACGAAGAAAGTGCTGGTTCAATCAAAGACCATCAACGTAAAGCTGTTACAGCTTGTGTTCTTGAGAACCAAGAACGAGCAATGGCAGAGCAAAGACTCCATGAAAATGGTTTCATTAATGAAGACGCTGCTGCTAACAACACATCATCACAATCACGATGGGATCCAGTATTGATCTCATTAGTAAGACGTGCAATGCCTAACTTGATGGCGTATGACGTATGTGGTGTACAACCAATGACTGGCCCAACTGGTCTTATCTTCGCTATGAAGTCAAGATTTGACGGTGGTTCAACATCAAACACTGAAGCTTTGTTTTCAGAAGCTAAGAATGGCGTATCAGGTGACGGTTCAACCAAACCTGCTGATCCATCTGGTTTTGACGGCGTAGACTCTGGAGACTCACGAGCTACTGATCTTGCTGCGAGTGGAATGTCAACTGAAGCTGCTGAAGCTTTAGGAACTGGAGGTACTGGTGGAGATTTCGCTGAAATGGGATTCACCATTGAGAAGTCAACTGTTACCGCAAAGTCACGTGCTTTGAAGGCAGAATACTCTCTAGAACTCGCTCAAGACTTGAAAGCTATCCACGGTTTGGACGCAGAGACAGAGTTGGCGAACATCTTATCAACTGAGATCCTCGCGGAAATCAACCGAGAAGTAGTACGTACAATCAACTCTCAGGCAAAGACTGGAGCACAACAATCTAACGTAACTAAGAAAGGTATTTTTGACCTATCTTCAGATGCGGACGGACGATGGTCAGCTGAGAAGTTCAAGGGTCTAGTAATTCAGTTAGATAGAGAAGCTAACGTAATTGCTAAAGAGACACGTAGAGGAAAGGGTAACATTGTTGTTTGTTCTTCTGACGTTGCTACCGCTCTTGCTGCTTCTGGAATGTTAGACTACTCACCCAATATGTCAACTTCATTGCAGATAGATGACACAGGTAGTACTTTCGCTGGAACATTGAACGGAAGAATGAAAGTGTACATCGATCCATACGCAACTACAGATTACATCACTGTAGGATATAAGGGAACTAACGCATATGACGCTGGTATTTTCTACTGCCCATATGTACCCTTACAGATGGTAAAAGCTGTAGGTGAGAATGACTTCCAACCACGTATCGGGTTCAAGACTCGTTATGGTATGGTATCTAACCCATTCGTAGGGCCAACACCTTCAGACAACTTGGCTGCTGCTAAGAGCAACCAATACTACAGAATCTTCAGAGTGGACAACATTTTGAACGCTTCTTCATAAAAAATAGAATCCCAAAAGGATCATTTTAGGGGAGACTTAGGTCTCCCTTTTTTTATAAATAATAGTCCGTTCATTTATATTTTTCATATAAACGGAAGTAGTCTTTAGACGAAGGAACGCATCTTCGTTCATCTCGAAAGAGACGGAAGTAGGTGATTTTACCGAAGGAACGCATCTAACTTTTAACTAAGGAGGATGTCATGGCTACATACTATAGAGGTGTCAATATCCAAAACCAACCCACCGAGAAAAGGGCTAAGCAATTGTCTGGTCTTTATCGTGGCGTGTCTTGGAAAATTGAAGATCTAAAGCAGTCATTGAAGCAACCACGAGAGCGAGTCTATCGTGGTGTAAAATGGACTGCCTAATATAGGTAAGAATGGAAGGGGTTCGAAAGAGCCCCTTTTTTTATATGTATTTTTTGTATAAATAAATATGTAATTAAGAGGTCATTATGCCAGTACAAACCACCACAGGATTATTAACAAATACGTTAACTGACAACAAAGGTTTTTTACAACCCACAGGGTTTCGTATTGTTATAAACAAAGGGTATTACTCCAACCTACAATATTTTGCACAATCAGTTATACACCCAGGCGCAAGCGTAAATCCAGTAGAATTACCTATAAGAAAGGTGACTACGGTTCCTTTAGCTGGAGATAAAATAACATATTCAGAATTAGAACTCACCTTGATTTTAGATGAGGATATGACTGGTTATAAAGAAATGCAGGCTTGGTTGGAAAGAACTATTGATAATAACACCAGAGGTGTCATGGAAACTCCAGTTTCTTCCATCTATTCAGATGTGACTGTAGTTGTATTATCAAGTCAAAATAATGAGACTGTAAAAATAAAATATCACGACTGTATTCCTACAGCTCTCAGTTCAATTGATTTAAACGCTACCACAGGTGACGTTACATATCTAACATTTAATGCTACATTTAGATTTGCAAAATTTGAAATAATTTAGTCTTAGTTATTACTATTATAAGTAATACTGAAGTTTGAGGTATATTATGTTATTGGATTTAGAAACTATTATGAAAGAGTGGGCGAACGATTGTGAGATCTCTACGCACCAATTAGATGAAGTGTCAAGACAAACACCTAGTTTACATGCAAAGTATTTAGAGCGACGACAATTAGCAAGGTTAAAATTAAAACACGTGAAACACTTGCAAAAAGTTCTGTTAAAAGAAAAATGGCTCTATTACAACGGAAAAATGGATGAGGAAACTTTAAAGGGCAAAGGGTGGGAACCTGATCCTTTTAATGGTTTGCGAATACTTAAAGGTGAAATGGATTACTATTACGACTCTGACCCAGAGATAATCGCTTCTGAAGAAAAAATTGAATACTATGAATCTTTAGTTGAGGCGCTCACAGAAATAGTTGACACATTAAAGTGGAGACATCAAACTATAGGTAATATGATAAGATGGAGACAGTTTGAAGCTGGTGCCTAATTCACTATGGAAAAAATCCAAATACAAATGAAAGACCATTCCCAAATTTTGGTCACCGCACATCCGTCTATAGATCAAGAACTGCGAGAGTATTTTGCGTTTTACGTTCCAGGCTATAGATATATGCCGGCATATAAAAGAAGACAGTGGGACGGTAGGATAAAACTTTATAATCAAATCACAAAAGAATTGCCTGTAGGATTATATACACATCTGAGAAAATTTTGTGGTGATAGATTTTATCCTATGGAAATTGTTAATAATTCTAAATATGGTATTCCATCACATAGAGATGAAGTAGATCATCCATTTCTAATTAAATGTATGGACAGATGGAAAATGCCTTTTGAACTTAGAGACTATCAATATAAAGCTGTAACACATGGACTAGAAAAAAGACGTTGTTTACTATTGTCTCCAACTGGAAGCGGCAAGAGCTTCATTATATACAATTTGTTACGGTTTGTCAAGGAAAATAATAATATTAATAAGACTTTAATTATAGTGCCTACCACGTCTCTCGTAGAACAAATGTATAAAGATTTTTCAGACTATGGATATAATGTAGAAAAAAATTGTCATATGATATATTCTGGTAAAGATAAGTCAACCGAAAAACCAGTAATCATTTCCACATGGCAATCGATTTACAGATTCGGTAGAGAATTTTTTGCACAATTCGAAGCTGTATTTGGTGATGAAGTTCATTTGTTCAAAGCTAAATCATTATCTAATATGATGGATAAGTGTGTTAATGCGAGATATCGTTTTGGTACAACTGGTACACTTGACGGTACAGAGACGAATAAATTAGTTTTAGAAGGTCTGTTCGGCCCAACATATAAAGTTACTTCTACAGTCGCTTTACAAGACTCTGGAACTTTGGCGGAATTAGATATATCCGTTTTGTTATTAAGATATCACAATGATATATGTCATCACATGGATGGAAAAACTTATCAGGAAGAAATTGATTGGATTGTTACAAATGAATCCAGAAACAACTTTATCACAAAGTTAGCCACAGATCAAAAGGGAAATACTTTAGTGATGTTTCAATTTGTAGAGAAACATGGAAAGGTTCTATTCGACAAGATAAAAAGAGTCGTTGATAGTGATAGAAAGGTTTTTTATGTTTCTGGTGAAGTGGGAGCTGCTGATAGAGAATCTATTCGTAGTATAGTTGAGAAACAAGAAGATGCTATTATTGTTGCCTCATTAGGGACATTTAGTACAGGGATAAATATTAAAAACTTACATAATATTGTGTTTGCAACCCCAAGTAAATCTCAAGTAAAAGTGTTGCAAAGTATAGGACGAGGGTTGAGAAAGTCAGATAATGGAGAACCAACAAAATTATTTGATATTGCTGATGATTTTCATAAAAAAGGATATAAGAATTTTACGTTAAAACATTCGGCTGAAAGAATAAAAATATATACTAAAGAGGGATTTAATTATAAAATTTATCCCATAGATATGAAGACCGCAAAACTGGAAGAAAACGATGGCAGTGTTAAAAGTTAAAAAAGATCTACGTCAATTAAAACTCATAAGCGGTGACGAACTTGTGTGTGAGATAATAGAAGAACATAAAACACATTTTCTCGCGAGGAATGTTTTGAAGATCGCGACAAAGGCCGATACTGGTTCTAAAAAATATTTTACCTTTAGTCCTTACATGGTTTATCAGGAGGGTATGTTACAAGTTGTAATGTTAATGACTAGTCACATGATGGCTTTTGCGATACCCACTTCAGAAATGGTTGTTCAGTATGAGATAGCTTTAAAGGAAATAGATAGATTAATAAACGAAGGTGAAAAAGACTTAGAACAAATAGAGGATGTTGTGGAAGAATACTTTAAGGATTATTTAAAACCAGACGTTAAAAAACCAAAATTACACTAATATTTTCTATATTCATCCCTGAGGGCAGTAGATATATTATACAGGATTAAACAACTTTTGTCAAGTACTTATTTAAAAAAATATGAAGCAACAGACCAAAAAAACTGTCAAGTCTCCTTGTATAGGCGTTTGTTTGCTTAGTGAAAATGTTTGTCTTGGTTGTCATCGGACAGCTGAAGAAATTACAAATTGGATGTACATGACTGACAAAGAAAAGTTAAAAACACTGAAAAGAATTAAATAAGTTATTGACATACAAGAGAAATTAGTGTATAATGTGTAACATTAAGAATAAAAACTTAACATTAAAAATGGTATAAATTATGGCCACGGCAGCATCTAAAAGACCACATTACGTGAACAACAAACAATTTAGTCAGGCGGTAGTAGACTATGTTTTACACTTGAGAGAATGTGAAGAAAAGGATTTACCAAAACCTATAGTTCCTAACTATATTGCGGAATGTTTCCTAAAAATATGTGAAGGTCTTTCTCACAAGGCCAACTTCGTTCGCTATACTTATAGAGAAGAGATGGTTATGGATGCCGTTGAGAATTGTTTAAAAGCAATAAATAGGTTTGATCCAGAGGCTGCAACCAGAACAGGAAATCTAAATGCGTTCGCATACTTCACCCAGATTTCTTGGTACGCATTTTTACGAAGAATTCAGAATGAGAAAAGACAACAAGATATTAAGATGAAATATATTTCAGAAGCTGCGATTGAAGATTTCCTAGTTAATGGTCAAGACATTGACGGTCATATACATACACAACCGTTTGTCGATGTTCTTAGACAGAGAATAGATTTAGTTAAAGACGCTGATACCCATTTCAAACATTACGCAAAAGAAGAAAAGAAAAGAAAAAGAAGAACTGTAAAGGTTGATTCTGATTTGTCGGATTATTTAGAATAACGCTTGACAAGTATATCCTATCTGTGATATAATACGGTCTTATATAAATTTTTTATAGGTAATAAATGAAACTTGCCATTCTGAATGATACGCACTGTGGTATTCGTAACTCTTCTGATATCTTCATGAAATATCAAGAAAGTTTTTATACTGATATATTTTTTCCATATATGTTGGAAAATAATATAACTCAAATACTACATCTTGGTGATTATTATGATAATCGAAAAACTGTAAATTTCAAAGCTCTTCATCATAATCGAAAAATATTCTTAGAGAAACTTAGAGAGTATGGTATCACTATGGATATCATATTAGGCAATCATGATTGTTATTTTAAGAACACTAATGATCTAAACTCTTTAAAAGAGTTACTAGGTCATTACATGAATGAAGTCAATATTATTGAAGAACCTCGCGTCATGGATTATGATGGGTGTAAGATTGGTCTAGTCCCTTGGATAAATCCAGAGAACGAAAAGGAATATCTCAAATTTATCAAAAACTGTAAAACTGAAATCATCGGAGCTCATTTAGAACTTACGGGATTCGAAATGGATAGGGGTCTAGAATGTCGTGATGGAATGTCCCCAGCACACTTCGATAAGTTTGAAATGGTTTTAACTGGTCACTTCCATGCGAAATCAACACGAGGCAATATATATTATCTCGGTTCACAAATGGAGTTTTACTGGAATGACTGTCATGATAAAAAATACTTCCACGTCTTTGACACTGATACGCGAGAACTAACCCCTATTCTCAATCCTTTAACGCTACATCAAAAGATATATTATGACTGTGACAAGATAGATGTACTTCAAGATCTCTCTTATATTGATAATAAGTTTGTAAAACTAATTGTTGTTAATAAAGGAGACCCTCTCATTTTTGAAAGATTTGTGGATAGAGTTCAGATGCGTTCAATACATCAACTCAAGATAGTAGAAAACTTTAGAGAATTTCTAGGCGACTCTGTTAATGGTGATATAAAGATTGATGATACTAGAGAATTAGTTCACAAGTATATTGATATGGTAGATACCGACTTAGATAAAAACAGAATAAAATCAGAAATATCTGAACTTATGTTAGAAGCACAAAACTTAGAAATAGCCTAAGAGTATTATATGATAATTTTCGAAAAACTTAAATACAAGAATTTTCTGTCCACTGGAAATTCTTTTACAGAAATCGATCTACAAGCTGCACCGACCACATTGGTGGTTGGTCAGAATGGTGCTGGAAAGTCAACAATGTTGGACGCTTTATCTTTTGGACTGTTCGGTAAAGCTCATAGAAAAATATCTAAAAATCAATTGATCAATACAATAAATTCTAAAGATGCTTTGGTAGAAGTGGAATTTGTAATCGGTTCAAAAAAATACAGAATTGTTCGTGGAATAAAACCAAACATATTCGAAATATACGTAAATGGTGTAATGCTCGATCAAAGTTCACACGCAAAAGAATATCAACAAATACTGGAAAAAAATATTCTGAAACTAAACCACAAATCTTTTCACCAGATTGTGGTTCTAGGCTCTGGTTCTTTTGTACCTTTTATGCAGTTAGGTCAATCTCAAAGAAGAGATGTTATCGAAGATCTTTTAGACATCAATGTATTTTCTAAAATGAATCAACTATTAAAAGAGAAAATAAGTTTATTAAAAATCAATGTGTCAGAGAACGATCATAAATTAGAAGTTGTGGACACTAAAATAAAATCTCAAAAGAAATATATAAGAGACTTGACTGCAATTACTACTGAGAATAGAAAGAAGAAAGAAAATGAAATAAAAGAGCTCAGAGAAAAAATTAAGTTATTGACTAAACAAAATTCAAAACTTTCAAAAAGCATTGAAAAGTTGCTTCCGACATACACAGATCAATTACAATCTTTAACTGATAAGAAAACAAAACTTACTACATATAATACTCAGTTTAAAACTAAAGTAAAAGCTGTCGTGAAGGAATCCAAATTTTTTGAAGAAAACGAATCCTGTCCTACATGTGAACAAACTATATCCGAAGATCTTAGAAAAGACAAACTTTCGGAAACCCAAAAGAAAGCAAAAGAGTTGAACCAAGCGATGGAAATGGCTTCAGAGGAATTACTGAATATAGATTCTAAAATCGATGATGTGAATGAACAGATCTCAATTATACAAAAAGACCAAACAGAAATGTATAGTAATAATAAATCCATTTCTCAGTTTCAGAACCAAGTGGACAACATACAAACAGACATAGATGAACTAGTGAATAATACTGGAAACATGGGTCAAGCGAATGACGATCTAGAAGAACTAAATGATCAGAAACATGAATGTCAAGACGAAAGATATAGACTTAACGAACAGGCTTCTTACAATAGAGTTGCATCAGAATTATTGAAAGATACTGGAATAAAAACTAAAATTATAAAACAATATATTCCAGTCATTAATCAATTGACAAATCAGTATCTACAGATTTTAGACTTCTTTGTCCACTTTGACTTAGACGAGAATTTTCAAGAAACCATTCGATCTAGACACAGAGATTCTTTTACCTATGATTCTTTTTCAGAAGGTGAGAAACAAAGAATAGATTTATCATTATTGTTCACTTGGAGACAAGTTGCAAAAATGAAAAATTCAGTAGCGACAAATCTACTGATACTTGACGAAACATTTGATTCATCGTTAGATGATGATGGTGTTGATAACCTTATGAAAATTATAAACTCTTTGGGTGGTGATACAAACGTGTTCGTTATATCCCACAAGGCTGAGTTAGAAGACGCTCAGTTTGAAGACAAACTAGTTTTCAGTAAAAATAAAAACTTCTCCACATTGAAAAAAGCTGCATAAAGTGCTTTACATTTCTTGTGGACTAGTGTATAATGTGTAACAAATTAATAAGGAATTATATTATGGAACTCTCAGAAAGAACTATCAACGTACTTAAAAACTACGCTACGATAAACCCCAACATTGTTTTCAATGAAGGGAATACAATCAAAACAATGGCTGTCGCACGTAATGTTGTGTCTAGTGCTGCTGTCGAAGAAAACTTCCCAAGGACTTTTGGGATTTATGATCTCAATGAATTTTTAAGTGCATTGAGTCTTGTTAAGAATCCAAGTATGACTTTTGGTGATGACTACTTGACTGTAAACGATGGATCAGGATTATCGGCTATCAAATACTTTTATTCAGATCCCGACATGTTAACCGCACCCAACAAAGATATTACCATGCCAGAAGCTGAAGTAAAGTTCACATTAACCCAAGAAACTTTAGGTCAACTGAAAAGAGCGTCTTCTGCTTTGGGTCATAATGAAATAACTATATCTCCGTCTGGGGGATCAATAAAATTGACTGTGGGTGACAATTCTGACTCCACCTCAAATGAATTTTCAATCGAAGTAGATGGAAATTATCCAGATGATGTTGACTTCAAATTTGTAATTAATGTGAATAATCTCAAAGTTATAAATGAAACATTTGAGGTTTCTGTTTCTAGTAAACTTATAAGTAATTTCACAAGTTTACATTCTGACATACAATATTTTGTCGCTTTAGAAAAAACATCAACCTACGGAGTATAAATAAAATGGCTGCTACTAATCAAGAACAATTGAATGACTTGGCGAACAGAATCGCTAGATCCACCGTTGCTGTTATTGATACAATAACGACTAGGGGTGGATTCAAGGGTGAAGAGTTAATGACTATTGGAACCTTAAGAGAACAAGCTATTCAAGTAATTAGTTTGGTGGATCAATTATCTCCCGATAATGATTCAGTCGAAACCGAATCAAAAAAATAATTTATCGCGGAGATCCGTATAGAGTCAATGAGTGCCCCTCATTGAAGGTAGGGGAAGTTCCTACTCTCCGCTCCAAATTAGAACCCCGAAGAGACTGAAGCTCAGTCCAGTTCCTTCAAAACCACAACCTATTGACTGAGATACGAATTGATTGCCCACCGATCAATTAAGAGACTAATGCCCGAATCTGGTTGTTTGGGTATAGGGTGGGCCGAATTAGGATGTCTTATGCGTTTGTTTTTTATATTATTAATTATAATGTGTTCTTCATGCACAGGTACAACAACGTCTTTTAAAAAAATATCTAAAGATGGATTTTTTTTCGAAGGAAAGGAAGTAGAGACGTTAAAACCAAATGTTGAATTTATTATCATGAAAAACGAAGAAGAGTTCAACGCAATAAGAAAACAATTTTTTGGTCACCATTGGAATACAGTAGAAGCCTTTACTAGATGGAGACCAAAAACAGAGACTTGTATCATATACGTGAAAGATCCAGAGTGGAAATATGAACCAGAATATATTGGACATGAAGTGGCTCATTGTATTTGGGGAAACTGGCATGAAACCAAAGTAAAACCCGTGAATAATTATCTGGATAGATTAGAAGAAAATTGACAAACATATATCATTGTGGTATACTGTACAAATTGAATTTTATATTATGGAGTAACTTATGGAAGAATTTCTTTGGGTTGAAAAGTATCGACCGAAAAAAGTTTCTGAAACTATATTAACAAATGAACTAAAATCCACCTTCCAATCTATAGTTGATGGTGGAGAAATTCCTAACATGTTGTTTACGGGTACAGCTGGTACTGGTAAGACAACAATCGCACGTGCAATATGTGAACAGTTAGGACTCGACTATATAGTTATAAATGGTTCAGAAGAGGGTAACATTGATACCCTACGCGGAAAGATTAAGCAGTTCGCCTCGTCTGTATCTCTCTCAGGGGGTTACAAAGTTGTAATCCTTGACGAGGCGGACTACTTAAATCCCCAATCCACACAACCCGCTCTTCGTGGTTTTATCGAAGAGTTCTCTAAAAACTGTCGATTTATTCTCACTTGTAATTTTAAAAATAAAGTCATAGAACCCCTTCATTCTAGGTGTTCCAACTACGAATTCACTTTCAGTAAAAAAATCCTTGCGAAACTTTGCGGTCAATTTATGATCCGACTAGAAACTATTCTTGAAGAAGAGAATGTCTCATACAATAAAGATGTTGTTGCTGGTCTTATCATGAGATACGCCCCAGATTGGAGACGTGTTTTGAATGAGGCTCAGAGAGGGTGTATAGGTGGTACTCTATCCACTATTGTCATGGACAAAGACGACAATAGTAACTATACACAACTCTTTTCTCATATTAAAAACAAGGATTTTAAAAAGATGCGACAATGGGTTGTCAACAATGTCGATCTAGAACCAGCTGCAATATTTCGTGACGTATATGATAATATGTCTGAACATGTCGTGCCAGAGAGTATACCACAACTGGTTTTGATTCTCGCGGACTACCAATATAAAAACGCATTTGTCGCGGATCATGAATTAAACTTGGTCGCCTGTCTAACTGAAGTTATGGCGAATGTTGACATAAAATGAGTCCTTTCGATTTTTTAAAAACTATAAACTCTTCTAAAAAAGACTTGATGTTAGAAGACCCCGATAATGAGAAACTATATAATTCTTTTATCGTGAATCGTAGTCTTTCGTACTTTCCAGATACAGTTTTTATGGCTAATGAAATGAATCGATTCCACCACTTGGACAACAAACTACAATATCATTTTTTTATAAATATTATACGCAAACGCAACCGTTTTAGTAAATGGTCTAAAGCGGATAATATCAATAATATACAAGCTGTGAAAGAGTATTTTGGTTATAGTGACAGCAAGGCGAAACAAGCGTTATCTATATTAACTGAAGACCAAATTACGGCTATTCAAAATAAGGTTTTTAAAGGTGGAAGAAAATAATTTAGTAGAATGGAATCCTCTGAAAATGTTAGAAATAATACTAACTGAACCAGATGATTTCCTAAAGGTGAGAGAAACTCTGACCCGAATAGGCGTATCGTCAAGACGAGACAATACATTATATCAATCATGTCACATACTACACAAACAAGGAAGATACTTCATAGTTCATTTCAAAGAGTTGTTTTTATTAGATGGAAAGAAATCTAATTTAGAAGAAAATGACATCCTAAGACGAAACACCATTGCTCTTCTTTTACAGGATTGGGGCTTAGTGGATATCCAAAATAAAGATATGGTAAAAGACTCTGCTCCTATGAGACAGATAAAAATCATATCGTATAAAGAAAAAGAGAACTGGAATCTTCAACCTAAATACAATATAGGAAATAGTTAATAACAAAGGATTTAATTATGACAGTCGGTTATGGAATATTCTCGGAAGAAAGAGAAGAAAATATAAAAAACAAAGTGCCTTTTTTTGGTAAACTTCCCGTAGATGTTCCAAAAGTTTTTAATTGGAACGAATACGTGACTTTGATGGATTCGCATCCAGAAGAGTTGTACGATAGAAATACTAAAAAAATGAGACTAGGACTTAATTCTTTTCATAATAGGCCGTCAGCTCCAGTGTTCGCAAAATTTATCGTGGAAGAAATGCAAGATTTTTTCTCTTTACATCAAAATAAAATAACAAATATTGCATTTAGTGGATTTGGTCGAGATAGTGACAGTTATCCATGGCATAAAGACTCTATGGATGTATTTTTTTGTCAAGTGATTTCGAATATAAAACTTCGCGTAGAGGGTGTCAACAATGATGAACCCTTTGATTTTGGGCCTGGTGAATATGTTTGGTTACCTAGAGGAACTCACCATCAAATAATACCAAGTGATTCTAGAGTTAGTTTCTCCTTTGGGGTTGAAGGTGAACCTGACCCTTGTACTTATTTCTAAAACAAATCATCTTCGTAAGGAATATCTTCTATAAAAACTTGTAGAGTTAAACCTTCATGTCTGAATGATAATGTTATTCTGTCACAATCATAATTAGAATATGACTTTCCGTTTTTATCTATGACTTCAATACGAGTTGTTACGGCTGGTATCTCTTGTTCAAAATCTCCTAAGATGTACGGATAATCTATATCTGGATTATCATCTTGTTGTTGCTTTTTCCAATCTTCGTATTCCTTCCATTCTTCATCCCATTCGTTTGACATAATATTTTTCTCTAGGGTTGATTTTCTTTAATTTTTATGTTATAATAAGTATATATAATTATAGGCATGCCGAATTGGTCGGGTGTCTTAAAATCTTGCATAACATATGGAGAAAAAATATGACTACTGTAAAACAATTATTCCCACGTAACGCATTTGTGGGTTTCGATCATCTTATTAACGAACTGGATTTTGTAGCTAAAAACGCTAGCGACAATTACCCACCACATAATATCATAAAGGTATCAGACACAAATTATCTTATCGAAATCGCCGTGGCTGGATTTACTCAAGAACAAATCGAAGTTGAATCTATTGAACGTACTCTCACTGTTGTGGGTGATAGTAGCGGTTCTGCTGAAAAGGATTATATCCATCGTGGCATCTCAACTAGAAAGTTTAAGAGAGTATTCAGATTGTCCGAATACGTAGAAGTTAGTGGTGCTAATCTGAAGGATGGAATTCTTTCGATCCAGTTGGAGATTGAATTACCTGAAGAAAAGCGACCTCGAAAAATTATCATTCAATAACGAGGAAATTATAATGCGGGCGATACTCCGAAAGACCTTAAAGAGTACTGAAAAGATTGACGAAGCACATCTCGGAAATTTGGTAATCTTGGTCTTGATGGTTGGTTACTTATTGGCTATAATACCACTTATTTAACAAACCAAAACTTTTTAAGGGTGGGTTTCGGCCCACCCAACTAAAAATAGGATTTATATGATAGCATATCAAATTGTAATAAAAGGTGACCTAGTATCAGAAAGATATGCGGCAATATCTAGGAGATCCTTTCAACCAGCTATAGACGCTGGAATCATTTCAGAAATTCGCACATTCGATGCGATAACCCCACAATCTCCAGATTTTCAAGAACATATCGACAAATTTTTATGGGAAGCTAGTCTCATGGGGATTGATATTAATTCTGGAAAAAATAAGGACGATCACTCTGATAGTGAAAAAGCTGGCATGTGTTCTCATTGGGAACTTATGAAAATGCAGAGTGAGTCGAATGAAAGATTTTTTATTATGGAGCATGATACTTATCTTCTTCCACAATATATAGACGTGTTAAAATTATTAATAGAATTTACTTTAGAAGAAGATCCGATATATGTGAATATAGGTTTGTTTATGGGAATGTATTCTTTTGACCCACAATGTGCTCATTATCAATATGATCTATTAAGATATAAAAACTTTCCCATTAACTGTGGGCCTTATTGCACTTTACAAAGACTTTTTAGAACCTATACGACACGACATTTAGAAAAACCAGAAATAGACTACTATGGTAAAAAGGTAACAGTAATTCACCCTTGGAATCAATGCACCACATTAGGATTTGGACGTGAATGTGGTTTATATTTTAATAAACCAGATCTTGACGAAAAGAATAGTATACCAAATCCAACAACACAAGTAATTTCTAAAAGACTTCTTGTTACACAAGATCATCACGGATATCCAGATAGACATATAAACCAGCCTTGGACGAGACATAATTATTTTCACGTTATTGAATAAAAAAAAACTTTACATTTCTTGTCGAATACTGTATAATGGTGGTTAATATTATGGAGATTATATGGAATTCTACACCTCGGTAACACGATACGGAAACAACATCCTTTATATGGGTTACAAAAACGGCGTTCGTATAAAAAGACGAGTACCCTTTCAACCCACTCTATTCATACCAAGCAAACGGAAACAAACTACGTGGCGTTCTTTGGAAGGAATTAACTTAGAACCTATAAAACTTGACTCTATGAAAGAAGCTTCAGACTTTATTAGACGATATGACAATGTGGAAAACTTTAGAGTTTATGGTATGAATAACTTTATATATCAATTCATTTCTGAAGAACATCCCCATGATGTTAAGTTTGATCCCAAACAAATTGAAGTTACCTATATTGATATCGAGGTTCATTCGGAAGATGGATTCCCAGAACCCGATGACGCTGATCATCCGATAACCGCAATAACGATTATCGGTAGAGATAATGTCCGTAGAGTCTGGTCTTGTATTGACTATAACAATACGAGAGATGACGTTCTCTACGTGAAGTGTGAAGACGAAGCGACTCTATTGGCCAAATTTATAAAGCACTGGCAAGAATGGACTCCCGATATAATTTCTGGTTGGAATTCAATTTCTTTTGACATGAAGTATCTAATCAATCGAACTAGAAAAATATTTGGCGATAAAGAAGTTTCGAAGTTTTCTCCTTGGGGTAGAGTGACTTTAAAGAAAGGACGAATAAACAAGTATGGTATGGACGGAGCTGACACATATGATATTATGGGAGTAACGCAATTAGACTATTATGATTTATTCAGAAAATTTACATATAATACTTTAGGTCAGCAAGAATCTTACAGACTAGATCATATTGCAAATGTTGTTTTGAAAGAAAGAAAATTATCATATGAAGAACACGGAACTCTCCACAATCTTTACATAAAAGATCCACAGAAATATATCGACTATAATATAAAAGATACTGAACTCGTTCTTAGACTTGATAATGAATTGGATCTTATCAATTTGGTCATGACAATGGCTTATCGTTCGGGAGTTAACTTTACGGACACGTTAGGAACTACCACAATATGGGATGTTATCATTTATCGAATACTAAACAATTCGAATATAGTGTGTCCACCAAAAGTAGAGAAGGCTAAAACACCATACCCTGGCGGTTATGTAAAAGACCCACAAGTTGGAAAACACGAATGGGTTACTTCTTTTGATTTGAATTCATTATATCCAAATTTAATCGTTCAATATAATATGTCACCAGAAACCGTTTTGGATGGAATAGTTCCAAATATATCAGTGGATAAAATTCTCTCTAGAGAGATAACCGTAGATGGTGACTTTTCAGTTTCACCAATAGGAACTAAATTTAGTCACGATAGGAAGGGAATTGTCCCACAAATTATTACGAAATATTATAATGATCGAAAAATAATAAAGCGACAATTATTAGAAACCAAACAAGAATACGAAAACACTAAAGATCCAGTTCTATCTAGTAAGATCAACCAATTAGATAACCAACAAATGTCAATTAAAATCTTAATGAACTCTCTTTATGGTGCGTTAGGTAATAGATGGTTTAGATATTTTGATCAAAGAGTGGCGGAGTCTATAACTATGGCTGGTCAACTTGCGATCAAATGGGCGGAACGAACCGTAAACGATGAAATGAAAAAACTTCTTAATACAGATGAAGATTATGTTGTCGCGATTGACACCGACTCTGTTTATATTAGAATGGGAGATTTGATTAAGAAATTCAATCCTAAAAATCCTGTCAAGTTTTTAGATAAAATTTGTTCTGATCACTTTGAAAAAGTCTTGAGTAATTCGTATAAAGAAATGGCCGACATTACAAACGCATATGAAAACCGAATGGAAATGACCAGAGAGGTTATTGCGGACAAGGGAATATGGGTCGCAAAAAAGAGATATATTTTGAATGTACATAATAATGAAGGTGTTCAATATCTCGAACCTAAACTGAAAATGATGGGTATAGAAGCCATCAAGTCTAGCACTCCTATGGAAGTTCGCGGCAAATTTAAAGAAGTTTTTCATGTAATAATGACAGGTAATGAAGACGATACGCAAAGTTTCATAAAAAATTTTAGAGAAGAATTTAAAACTTTGCCTCCCGAATCCGTATCCTTTCCCAGAGGCGTTTCTGAGTTAAACAAGTGGAGAGACGCAAAAACCATCTACAAAAAAAGTTGTCCGATTCATGTTCGTGGGAGTTTACTTTACAATAAAGAAATAAATGATCGTTCTTTGGATAGACGATACGAGTCGATCAAAAATGGTGAGAAGATAAAATTCTGTTATCTGAACATGCCTAATCCTATCTCTGAAAATGTAATATCATATCCACACTTTTTACCACCAGAAATAAATTTACATAAGTTTATTGACTATAACAAAATGTTTGATAAAACTTTTCTTGATCCATTAGTTCCTATATTGGATGCGGTCAACTGGTCAGCCGAACCACGTGCGACATTGGAGGACTTCTTTGGATAGAATTATAGAACAGATGTTTACCAAGGCCGAGATAGAAACATATAAAAATATACGAAGATGTCAACAGAATATCGGTAAATTTTTAGAAGATTATATAAACACAAAATTAACCGATAATGTCGTCTTTGTTGGACGTGATAAGAATAGACCTGAAGGTGCGGATTATATTGTAGATGGTGTGTCGTGGTCTATAAAAAATGCTTGGAACACCGATAATCACTCTATGAAAAAGTATAGAGAGGATAGAAATATTCTTCATTGGTATAGATTGAATAAAGATGAGTCCACTAACTGGCATACTTTTTTTATTAAGGGACTGTCTGAAAATGGTTTTAGAGAGTATATGAACACTGAACCCCAAGCATCACTTGAGGATTTTTTCATTTGACAAAACACTTTAAATGTGGTATAATATCAGAATGAATTACGAATTAACTATATTCAAAAATCAATTTGACAATAAGACTCACAGAAAAGTCTCATATCAAACATGGGATAAGTTTGTGGATCTTTTATATAAACTGAGTAAACAGAAGGGGCAGAAAGGTGGAAAACATTCTAGTGTTCTTATTACTCCTGCTATTTTTAAAGCCGATAGTACGAGGTCTAATACTAATACTTTATATTGGGGTGGTTGGTGTGCTGTGGACGTTGATGATCACAATTTTGGCAATGATATTTGTTCTTTAGAAAAAAAACTTTCCGACAAATTAGGAGAAATAGATTATGTTGTTTATAGTACTGCTTCTAGTAGGAGTGACAATCTCAAGTTTCGCATTGTATTTCGTCTCGACACCCAGATCGAAAAAGAAGAAATTAAAGCCTTCTGGTATGCGTTAAACAGTGAACTCGGTGATATTGGAGATCCACAGACTAAAGATCTCTCTCGGATGTATTACGTTCCAGCAGATTACCCCAATGCATATAGTTTTATATTTCATAAAACAACTGGTATCACCCTCAATACTTCTGAGTTAATTTCTAAACATCCTTATAGAGAAAAAACTGGAAATTCTTTCTTAGATCGGTTACCTTTAGAAATGCAAAAAGTCGTAATAGAACATCGTAAAAATAGTCTAAATAATACTGAGTATACGTGGACTGGTTATCAAGATTGTCCATTCTTTCCTAAACGAATGGCGATGGAATATCAAACGATATCGGGCACTGGATGGTATGCTAAGATGTATAAAATCATGATAGCAATAGCTGGTAGCGCGGTTAAGAGTGGATATCCAATAACTGCAACTCAAATATCTGAGTTGTGTAAAGAGTTTGACGCCTCAACTGGTAACTGGTATGAGAGTAGACCTCTTATTGTAGAAGCGGATAGGGCGTTAGAATACATTTATAGGAAAGGGTAATGAAAATACTTGTAACAGGGGCGGCTGGATTTATTGGTTCGCAACTAACAAATCGTTTAAAAGAAAGAGGCCATGAAACAATGGGTCTTGATAATTATAATAATCACTTATACGAACCATACTTAAAAGAGGATAGGGTAAAACATTTTGATATCGCAGTTGGGGAATATGACTTAAGACGCAAAACAGAACTAACTAAAATAATCAGACATTTTAAACCAGACACTATTGTTCACTTAGGAGCTCATGCTGGCGTTAGAGATTCGTTCGGAAAGGAAGCTGAGTATCA